GAGCGTGGTCTTGCCGAAGGTCGGGTCCGACTCGTCGATCGTGGCGGCCTCAGCCTCGAAGCCGGCCGTTGACCAGGACGCGAGCGACGGAAGGACAAGGTCCTCGCCGGAGCCCGTGTTGAGGACAGTGACGACGGTCGGGTCAAGCATCGGGCCGACGAGGCGGGCCTGGTCGATGACGACGTCGGAGAACGACGTGGGCACGGGGGCGTTGCTGCTGGTCTTGGCGATGTCGCGCTTCTCAAACTGGAACGAGTGCGCGCGGCGCTCACCAGCGAGCAGCTGACGAAGGATGTCGGCGTCGGACTCGGCCGCAGCGGTGCGGGCCTCAACCGGGCGAGCGACATCTGCGACGCCACGCATGGCCTCAGCGATCTCAGCCTCACGCTTCTCAGCGGTGATGAGGGTGTCGATCATGGTGCGCTTCTCGTCAAGCTCCGCGAACGTGCGGTCGACGAACTCGCGCTCCTCGGTGGACAGGTCGCGGCTCTCAGCGGCGGCCTCGTCCATCTTTGCCTTCGCTGCGTGGTACGCCGACTGGCGATCCTCCACGAGCTTCTTCAGGTACTCGGACAACTTAGTTCACCCCTTTCTGGGGTCTCGGTTTGTTGGATTGCGCAGGTGTTTCTTGCGAATCCCGCCGAGGCTCCTCAGAGCGGGGACCTAGCCGCGGCTCGCGCGGCCAGGAAGTCTCAGGCCTTGAAGGCCAGGTCGAGCTTGGTCTTGAGCAGGTTGATCTGTGCCGGGTCGTGCGCCACCGGCTCAACCACAGGCTCGGGCTGCGGCTCCGGCGACAACTTCGCCACCACCGCAGACAACAGGCCAGCCTGGTCCATCGTCAGGGTCGCGCCACGCTCCAGCGCCTCTAGCGCGCCATTGAGTGCGTCGGCGTCTTCGCCCGTGGCCTCGGCCAGCATGTCCAGGCTGCGCACCGCAGCGGTCGTGGCCTGGTAGGCAGGGAACGTAACGATGGATGTCTCATGCAACCGCACCTGCTGGAGGGTGCGCTGGCTGCCGTCCTCGTTCCACTTGTCGCCGCCGCGAGGAACAGAGAAGCCGAAGCTCATTGAGTCGATCACGCGCGGATTGCCACCGCCGCCGAGTAGAACCGCCAGGTCGCGGCCGTCGCTCGTGTCCGGCAGGGTCGCCTTGACAAGCAGCCCGCGGCCGTCCTCCTCCAGCGTCATCGTCTTCGACCGGGTTGACGCCAAGGGGCGGGCCGGGTCGTGATTCACCAGAAGGAAGACGTTGTTTCGGGACTTCAGCGACCGAGCAAAGGCGCCAGGAGCAATCGTCTCGGTGAAGGGCAGGGGCTCGCTCGGGGAGTTGAACACGGCCGCGTATCCCTCGAAGCTCATACCTTCGGGGGCTTCGCGGACCTCAAGGTCGTCGACCGTGAAAGTGCGGGTCTCCATGCCTGTCATGCTTCGTCCTTCTTCCTCGCGGATACGCTCGGCCTCGCGCTCAAGCCAGCGCCTCGCCGGTCCAGGGTCCGTCGGGTCAATGCCCCATAGGTAATGAGCCACGGCGCCCGCGCCGGGATAGTCGGGGTGGTTGCCGTCGCTGTTCTGCGGCGCCTCAAGGTCGACCGCGTGCCGGGCCGCCCAAGCATTCGCCCGAATGACCTTGTCGTCGGACATTTGCCCGTCAGCGATCTGACGGGCCTCTCGGATGGTGCGATCCGCCAGGCCGTCCCCGCCATAGCCGTCGGCTCGGAAGGCCAGCCCCTTGCGGGCTGCGGACGCCATGTAGCCGGGGACCTCGGGCACGTCAGACCTGGGCGTTCTCGGCCGGCTGCAACTGGTTAGACGCCAGGCCCGTGTGCGGCATTGCTGGCAGCCCGAGCGCCGACAGCACAGCTGCGGGCTCGTAGCCAGACTGGACAAGTTTCGCGGCCATCTCGACGCGCTCGCGCTCCTCAACGATCCCCGCAGAAGCGACGGCGATGTTGGCAAGCGGGACCCGCGGGTTGTCGCCGCCGTCAACCGGGCGAAGATCCATGAGACCGCGTGCCTCGTTGACGCTCATGTACCCGGCCTGCAACGCCGTTGAGAACACCTGTGCCTGCGTAGCCGAGTCGCCCCGGAGAAGGCCGTCCATGTTCACGCGCAGGAACACGTCGCCAGGGAGCAGCCGGTTGTGGGCCTCCTCGATGGCGGCGATGAGCGGGGTGAGCGAGTAGCGGGTGAACTGGATGGCATTGGCCTCAACAGATGCGTAGCTTTGCGTCCCAGGGGCGGTAAGGCCGATCATGTGCGGCGGAACACGGAAGACGCGCGCCACTTCCTCAACGGCAAACATGCGGCTCTGGAGCATCTGAGCCTGCTCGCCATCCGAGCCCGTCTTCACAAACTTCGCGCCACCCGACAACACACCCGGCCGGTGAGCCTTCTTCAGCCCCTTGTGCCCAGCCTCAAAAGCGTCGACCAGATCCTTGGCCTGCTCCTGCGTCAGGTTGCCAGGGAACTCGATCATCCCCGAGGTGTTGGCACCGTTGGAGAAGTAGCGCGACGCGAACTCATCAAGCGCCTTCGCCAAGCCGAGCGTCTGCTTCAGCTCGTCCACCCGGCTGACGCCCTTGAGCGAGCCAGGGCGGCGCATTTCCGGGATGTAGAGCACGTCCTCGCCGGGCAGAATCGCCTGGCCGCCGTCAATGACGAACTCGCGCAGGCGCGTCTCGCGGTTCCGGCGAATGTCCACGCGCGTCGGGTCAAGCGGCTGCAACGCCACGATCTCGCCGTTGCCGTTGCGGAGGATCTGCACCACCGCGCCATGCGACAGCAGCATGGACACGACGATCTGCTTGTAATACTCGATCCGGCTGGAGCCGGGGCCCTCGGGCTCGTACACCCAGGCCGGCCGCGGCCGGTAGGGGAGCCGGTTGCCGTCACGGCGAATGAACGTGTCCACCGGCAAAGTCGAAATCGTGTCCGACAGCAGGCGCACGCAAGCGTAGGCCGCACCAATTTCGAGGGCGTTCTTCTGGTTGACAACCGTGCCCGCCCAGGTAGCGAAGCCCGAGACGTCAATGCCGGAGCCCCACACCTGCTGGTAGGAGAGGTTTCGCTCCTCCATCGGCTGACCGCCGAACAAGTTTGCGAGCATTAGAGGCCTCTCTCAAGCGCGACACCGAAAGCCAGCCCGCAGATGCCAGCGACAACGAAACCGAGCCAAGGCGCCACAAGGGCGCACCCGACAATGAGCGCAGCGCAGCCAGCGATCTGCAAAGCGAGGGCGATGCGCATAGACGCTCCTAAACGGAAAAGAAACTGGCGACAGGTGCTTCGGGCTCCGCCTCGCGGCGATGGGTAGCCCGGTCAAAAGCGATGATCGCCGCAACTGCGGCGTCAATCTTGCGAGGAGAGCCGCGGTGCTCCTTGACTACCCGCGGCCCTTTTTGGTCGGTCTTGATGACGCAGTTGTCCAGGTGGCGGGCAAGAGCGGGAGCATGATCGTGCGCGACCTGGCCTGATACCACCGCGTCAAAGAACTTGGCCGTCGATGGGACCATGCGAGCTGGGCTCGAGCTTGGGTATTCAGTAATCGGAACCCCGGCCTCGGCCAGCGCCTCCATGCTGCGCTGCCAGCGGTAAGGGTCACACGCAACCTCAACCACATTGAGCCGGCCGCACGTCTCCAAGATCCGAGCCTCAACGCCGCCAATGTCCACCCGCCAGTCGTCACGGTCGGTGGGCTGCTTCTCCCACATATCGACCAGCCAGACGCGCGGGGTCTCCTCAATCGTCACGCCGACAATCGCGGTCGTGTCACCCGAGAACGAACCGTCAAAGCCGAGCACGACCGGGGTGCCGTCATCCACTGGCGACATCTCCGGCAGCTCGTCCCAAGAGCCGTGCGGCAGCCAAGCCTGCTGCGAGGACACGAACACGTTGGTGCGCTTGGTGCGGAACTCCGCCTCCGGGGTCCGCTTCACCGAGGACTCAAAATCCTCGGGGTCTTGGATGTCGCCGTAGCCAGGGTTGGCGATCTGCCAATTCTTCGGGTCGCGGTGGTCGCAGTCCGGGTCCGCCTGCCACCAAGCGCCAAAGAACGACGGGTCCTCAACCTCGCCGGCCTCGACCCGCTGCGCGTACTGGTACAGGCCATAACAGACCGAGTCCTGCCCGGTGGAGTCCGTTCGCACCCCAGCAGTCGTGATAGCCAGAGTCAAGGCGTCGTAGCGTGCGGCCTGCGCCAGCGTCATCACGTCCCAGAGTTCACGGTTCGGCGCGGCGTGCAGCTCGTCATAAACGACCAGAGTCGGCGACAGGCCTTCCTTGGTAAACGCCTCGGAGGAAAGCACCCGGTACACCGAGCCCGTCGCCGGGATCTCAATGGCGTCCCGATACAGTTTCGCCTGCTCGGCCAACTCCGGGGACATCTCCACCATCTGCTTGGCAGCGCCGAACACGATGCGCGCCTGGTCCCGGTCAGCCGCGCACGAGTAAACCTCGCCGCCTCGAGGACCCATAAACAGGCCATAGAGGGCGATGCCGGAGCCCAATGCGCTTTTCCCGTTTTTGCGGGCTAACCCAACGACACCTACCCGGTGCCGATATCTCGCATCGGCCCGACGGGCAAACAGGTTGTCCATGAGTTTGCGCTGCCAAGGACGCAGCAGCAAAGGCTCACCAGCCCGGCCACCCACCGAGTCCTTGACCTGAGGGCACAAGGCCTCAATGAACTCAGTAACCAACGGGCCGTCGCCGCGCTTGATATCCGCAGCCGGGACAGGAGTCAGGATGGCCGGCGGCCAGCCCTTGATCTTTCGAGGTGCCATGCGCAGGAGGCTCCGTCTACTTGGTGCGCTTCGCCTGCAACTTCTCCAGCGTCGAAGCGGCCTTCACCTCGGCCAACCCGAGGCGGGCTCGAGCGGTCGGGTTGAAACCCAGTTGAGTCAGCCAGTCAGCGATCTCACGGTTGAGTTCGCGCAGCTGCTTGCGGGCCTCGGTCGACGACTCCGCCACCGGAAGCAGACGCTCACGCTCCTCGAGCGACTCGCGCAGCATCGCCAGCTGCACTCCATCGGTGCGGGCAAACCAAGCCGAGCCCGCCTGCATGATGTCGGCGAACAGGTCGGCGGCCTGGCGCTGGAACGGCTCCAAGGACACGGGCTCAACCGCAACCAAGGCGCCACGATTGTGGCGCGAGGCGTCGAACGTGCCAGTGCGGCGATGCTGCTCGACGGGCTTCGGAGGTCGACCGCGGGTAGCCACCGCACAACCTCCAAATCCAAAGCCGAATTTTGCGGCGTTATTTGTATGCA